CTGTACCCCATATATCTCGACGAAGTGCTACCGGGCGACACATATCAGTTTCGCTGCCAAACCAAGGGTTGGCTATCCACGCCACTAGTGCCCTTTCTCGATAATCTCTATGTGGACACATTCTTCTTCTTCGTCCCGAACCGCCTGGGTCTGGGACAACTGGCAGAAATTTCAAGGACAGACAGACGATCCAGGGGACTCAGTAGACTTCACAGTCCCCCAAATCGAAATTGCCGGAGGTATCACAACCGGCAGAATGAAACTCGCCGACTATCTCGGCGTACCTATCAACGCAACAACCAAAAAAGTCAACGCTCTGCCGTTTCGCGGAGTGAATTTAATATGGAATGAATTCTTCCGTGATACCCACCTTCAGGATTCGGAAGTCGTTGACAAAGGGGATGCAGACTCGCTGGAAGCGGACTACCTGCTCCCCCTACCCCGCGGCCGTCGGAAAGACTATTTGACATCTTGTCTTCCGTATCCACAGGCTCCAGGCGTAGGCCTCGAGCCGGGCATAATATCCGGCAACGTCGACGTCATCATCAAAGCCCCGGGCACAATCACACTCGAAGACGCAGGAGGAACCGAACGCGGCGTCGAAAGTAGCTCGGTGGACACGACTATCAGATTCGGATCCCAACCAAGCTCAACCGGCATCATCTCCTGGCCGACGATCGCGGCCACGAACCTTCAGGTCGACATGGACAACGCAGATGCCAACTCAATCAATCAACTCCGCCAATCAATCGCAATCCAACATTTGTTGGAATTGGACGCTAGGGGGGGAAATCGCTACACAGAGCAGCTGAAGGCAAGATTCGGGGTAAATTCCCCCGATGCCAGACTGCAACGTCCAGAATATCTGGGGGGAGGACACTCCAACATTTCCATGACCCCTGTCCCCGGAACCAATCAGGGCGGATCCAACGCTGATGTCGGACGCCTCGGGGCGTTCGGCTCACTGGATTCTAGCGGCGGGGGATTTACCCACAGTTTCACTGAACACGGATTCATAATTGGATTCGTGAACCTTCGAGCAGATTACACATACTTCGAAGGACTACCGCGATTCTGGTCTCGGCTCACTCGTTACGACTACTACGAACCGAGCCTGGCGCATCTCGGAGAGCAGCCTGTGTACAACCAAGAGATCGTCGTCTCAAACACCGATGCAGATGACATCGGACCACTTGCCGTGTGGGGCTACCAAGAACGCTTCGCGGAATACAAATACGGCAATAGCATGGTGACCGGCTTGGTCCGGCCCAATGCAACCGCAGGGCTCCCATTCTGGACCCTCGCTGAATACTTCAACACCCAGCCGTCGCTGAATGCTGCATTCATCGAAGACAATCCGCCAATCGATCGCGTTATAGCGGTCGACACCGAACCGCATCTCGTACTGGATTGCTATTTCAAAAACCGCTGCACGCGAGTGATGCCCGTGCACAACACACCGGGCCTTACACGACTATGAGTGAGGGCGGCGGAAACTTCGGCGGAATGGCAATAGGCCCCGTACTCGGCGCAACAGTCGGCGAAGGCGTGGGCCACTATAAATCAAAACTCGCATGGTCCCGTACGAAACGGATGATGCAGAACCGCCACCAATGGGAGGTAAACGACCTACGAGCCGCAGGGCTCAATCCTATACTCAGCGCAGGCGCAGCCCCTTCAATGGGGACACCGCAACAGGGCGCCGATCAAGGCTGGGCCGGCGCCGCAGGCGTCGAAAAGGAAACAGGCCGCAAAGGAAAAATGGACGCGGCCACTAGGCTGAACCTCGCAGCACAACGATCGCTACTTGCCCAGCAAGGACTCACCGAAATCTCGAAACGCGATCTCAACACAGCAAACGCGGCAAATGTCCGCGCACAAACCCAACGATACGGTCCCGTATCGGAACTCGGCGGAGCCGCTAAGGCGGCAATGGGCGACCTCAAAGGAGGCGTCACAAATGCCCGCCAAAACCTACTGAACATCATCGGAGGTAATGCACAAGCAGGAAAACAACAGCGAGATCTCAATGCAAAAAATCTCGAGACACTCATGAATGCCATCAACGAGTTGGAGCGAAAGCTCCGCGAGAGTGGACTCAAAAACGACAAATGGTCCGACAATTGGAAGGACAAAAATTAATGTCAATGCTCAAAGACGAAAAACCCACAGGCCCGAAGGACTGGGGAGTAAGCAGAACAAAGCAGTCTGAAGAAAAGAAATGCAACATCAACAACATCATCAAGATGTACACCAAAACGGGAGAGCTTCAGCACATCTCAAAGACACTAATGGAATACCGCGATATGAGCGGGATTCCCGATCTACACACAGCCATGAATATCGTCGCAGACGCGCAATCAACTTTCATGGAACTACCGGCGCATATTCGCGCCAAATGCAATCACGACGTTGGAGCCTTTCTCAACTACTTCGACAACCCTGACAACGCCGAGGAGCTCGTCGACGCGGGCGTACTACCGGAGTCAGCACGACCGGCAGCACCACCACCAGCACCACCGGAGCCCCCGGTGGAAACCCCCCCGGAATCACCAATACAGGGCGGGGAATAAACCACAGTTCCAGTTCATCACTTGATAGAACTGGAACCACTGACCAAAGGTCAGTAAACCCAACAAAGGAGAGCACATGGCTCGACGCAGAATGACGAAGAGAAAATCGAGGAAACTGTTCCGCAAGACCTCTCGGAGTCATCGAAAAAACACACGGAGCGGCATTCCAAGGGGCGGAGTACGCATGTAATGGCGTGCTTCCACCCAAGGTACGGATATCGGGCGGAGCGGGGTCTTATCCGACTCTGCCCTCCTGGTACTCCGTACTGGAGAGCCCCAATCGTCGTCCCGTGTAATCAATGCGTCGGCTGCACAGCCGATCGCAAACGCCAATGGGGAGTACGTGTCTTGCACGAGCTACCGTTCCACAAAACAGCTTGCTTCCTGACGCTCACTTATGATAAGGAGCATCTCCCCGAAAATGGCAACCTCCCCAAAGTCGGAATCGACAAATCAACCGGCGAGATCTCGAGGCCGGAGCACTGGCAAAACTTTGCCAAAAAACTCCGCTATCACGAAGGACCCTTCCGCTTCCTCATGTGCGGAGAATATGGGGAGGAAAAAAACCGGTGTCACTATCACGCAATCATCCTCGGCCATGACTTCCATCAGGACCGCGAGTTCTATAAAACGAGCGAGTCGGGAGACAAGTTGTACACGTCAAAAGAACTGGAGAAATCATGGGACAAAGGATTTCACACTATAGGCAGCGTCTCACTAGACTCCGCAAGCTACGTCGCTGGCTACATTCAAAAACGGATCACCGGAAAAAAGGCGCAGGCTCACTACTCCCGAGTAAACGAAACAACCGGGAAGCCCTTCAGGCAGAACCCGGAATTCGGGACGATGAGCCGCAACCCAGGACTCGGACGTAGGTGGATCGAAACCTACTACGCCGACGTCTATCCGTACGATGAAATTATCATCGACGGCAAACGATCCTCCCCCCCGGCCTACTATGACAAATGGTACGAAGAACACTTCCCGGAAAAATGGGAGGACGTAAAACAAAGGAGAGCCGCAAAGGCACGGCTACACATCGAAGACAATTCACCAGAACGACTCAAAGCAAAAAAACTATGCTTCACAGCAAAACATGCGGCACATCAGGCAAACAAATGGAAAAGCTAAATCAATACCTCACCCAAATAATCAAAAAAGTATGGGAGGCAATCAAACAAGCGATAAAACCAACCCTTAATCTGTAACTGCCGCACTTGACCTACCCTCGCCAGAGGAAACACAAGGAAAGAAACTAAATGCCTAGAGTCCACCCAGACTTCTTCAAAAACAAAAAAAGGAAAGCAACAATGCAAACGCTATTCATCTTCACCATCTTCGATTCAAAAGCAAACGCATATCTCCAGCCGTTCTTCTCCGTCAACTCAGACACAGCCCGTCGAGAATTCCACAAAGCAATCAACCAAGACGGGCAATTCAACGCGTACGCTGAGGACTACTCCCTCTTTCTCCTGGGCTCATTCGATCAGGATGAGGGGTTCCTCGATATCGAGGATTCACCACAGCACGTCGTAAATGGAATCACACTCCGTGAACTCATTTATGAAAACGATCTCGAACCTCCATCAATCGCTGAACTCAGCGCAAAGGCAAAGGCTCAATCCAATGTATAAAACAGATCGACGACGGAAAAGCGTTACCAACAAACAACACTCATTCTCGGTCGCAGAGACCGGGATTGATCGCGAGCGTTCATCCATCGATAGAAACGGTCGCACAACCACCACAATCGACGGGGGACCGCTGTACCCCATATATCTCGACGAAGTGCTACCGGGCGACACATATCAGTTTCGCTGCCAAACCAAGGGTTGGCTATCCACGCCACTAGTGCCCTTTCTCGATAATCTCTATGTGGACACATTCTTCTTCTTCGTCCCGAACCGCCTGGTCTGGGACAACTGGCAGAAATTTCAAGGACAGACAGACGATCCAGGGGACTCAGTAGACTTCACAGTCCCCCAAATCGAAATTGCCGGAGGTATCACAACCGGCAGAATGAAACTCGCCGACTATCTCGGCGTACCTATCAACGCAACAACCAAAAAAGTCAACGCTCTGCCGTTTCGCGGAGTGAATTTAATATGGAATGAATTCTTCCGTGATACCCACCTTCAGGATTCGGAAGTCGTTGACAAAGGGGATGCAGACTCGCTGGAAGCGGACT